GGGTTCCATGTTTCTACCATAGGCGATGAAATCACCATCAAACACGCCGTCCAAAGAAGGACGAGCAATCAGCGATGAAATGTCCTTCTTCACCTCAATCCCTCGAGCTTCAAACCAAGCTTGATCACGGGTCGGGTGGAAAAGGATATCAGTTCTAAATAGCCGCAAGGTCAGGTTTCTGGAGCAACCCTCAGATGGCGCTTCAAATACGAAGTCGACATCATATGATGAATGTTCACCCTTGAAGAAATGCTTACACATAACCCAAAGATGACCACCAACGCACAGAGCATGCCCTGCTGCTGTTCCATCAGGAGACACGACCCTCACACGAGCAATATTCCGAGCCAAGCTCTTGACGACCTGATCGCGCTCAAGCGAAGCATAGTTACCTTGCTGTGGGGTAGTATCAAACGTGGTTGTCTCATAACAGTCCTTCTTCCAAACATTCTCATGTTCGGAAGTCTTGAAGTGAGACGACACAACGGCCAATCGCTGTCCTTGGATCTGAATGTTCTGATCACGCATCTCACACTTACCCGCACACGGGCGACCTGGAATGTACTTAGGACATGGGTTCTTCCAAACAGGTTCATCACAAAACGGAGTAACCTGCTCAAATTCTGGTTCAGCTGGCATAAAATACTGGTACCCACGCCAGATACCGTGAACAAGAGCAAGACCTGCTAGCAACTTATAGGCCAAATGATTTCGAGACACATGGTCCTGAACCTTAGCACAGAACATAAAAACTGTCCTGAGCTTCTGATTATTGATAGCTGCCCTGTGAATAGCCCAAGCACCGATTCGTCGTACACACTTAAAGCCGAGAAGCCAATGGGTAATTTTCCGCACAGGACGATACTTGTGGTAAAGCGAAATGCCTCCAATCAAGATCTTTCCGAGAATCGACTCTCCAGAATATCGCTGATTCGAACGCATCGATTCCATGATGATGTCCGCCATACACACGCGTTCGTCATCATCTACACTGGCCTGAACTGTCGGACTCTTAATCACCTCAACAGGGTACGCACGGCGAGTAGCTTCACTACCCACAACACGCGTTTCTACACACATGTAGGTGCGCGTCACTGGGGCAAACGAGTATGCATAGACCACATGACCATTGTTCAAACTCTCCATAGTGCTCCATTCATCACCAAATGTTTTGCCGTGAGGCAAAAGCACGCGACCTGCAGCTTGCACTTCTGGTGCGCAAGTACAACGATTCTCCACCCGTGCACAACGAGGGCAGAGAGAAAAGTTCTTCATAGCCTCATCATCAGCCATAGCCTTCCTCTGCAAGGTATCGAACACGGTGATTGCTTCTTTGAACCAATCAAGGAAGAGCTCTACATCATTGAATTCCTGCACAAGCTCATGGCGAGCCATAGCGCGGCCATTCGCAGCTTCACCAGCTGCGACAACACGCTCCACTTTGATATTCCAGATATCGGGGTAACGGTCATTGAAAATGGGGATACGAGCCGGGTCCACCATACCTGGTGAATCGGCGCGAGCGTACTCAGGTTTCGGACACACTGTGACAACAAATGGCAGGCGACGCTGAACCGCCAAAGGACAATGGAAATACGCAGCAGCGTTCATATCCTT